AAAATGGTACATGATGAAAAAATAGCAGCACTACAGTACATAGTAAAATTAAAGAATGCACTAGAGGATAATGGAGCCATAGTGCTGGTAACTAGAGAGGCAGTAAAATGAAAAAAAGAGTAATAATATTAATAGTGGCTGGAATATCTATGCTTGTTGCATTTAGTTTATTTTTTGCCTCAAACCTCAGCAAGTTGGCTGATCTAGACGTATTTGATATTGAAGATGATGACTTTTAATATAGCCATTGGTATAGTACAATAGATAGTATGGAAACTATGTTTTTAGTATTTTTGGGTACCTTGGCTTTGTCCTTTGGAATAGCATACATATCTATATTTTCTAAACTTAAAAAGACACAATTTTTATTGGCAGAGTTATACCTAAAAAACTCTGCACTTGAAGAGTTATTTTTAAAAACCAAAGTAAGCGATATTGATTCTGGAGAAGACATACATAAAGAAAACTTCATAAAGTTTTTATCTGATTCAAGAGACTGGGCATTTGAATATATAGAGACATCACAAAAGGTAATAAAAGAAGTTTCTAAAGAATTAAGCAATAAAGGATTAAATAACTATTCAGAAAAACTTATGGCATTGCTTCCAGATGCAGAGATTAAAGGTTAAACAATGAAAGAGATATTTTTTTCTATACTAACAGGTTTTGGGTGCGGTGTCGTGTTCGCAGCATTCAAATTGCCAGTTCCAGCACCACCAGTTTTTGCGGGAGTCGCAGGAATTATTGGTCTATGGATTGGCTTCACAACGATAACACGAATTATATCCTAGGAGGAATAATGAATAACATACTAAACGATAAAAACAAAGCAATGCTAGCATCATACGGTAGATCTGTTCTTGGCGCAGTACTTGCACTTTACATGGCTGGCGTAACAGATCCTAAAGATCTTTGGGCTGCATTAGTTGCTGCTCTTGCACCCGTTGCAATGAGAGCACTCAATCCAAACGACAAGTCATTTGGCGTACTGCCAGATACTGGTGCTGTTTCAGATGCACTTAGCAAGATTGTACCTGCTAAGAAGGCTCCAGCAAAGAAGAAGGCTGCTGCTAAAAAGAAGTAGTTAGTTAATTAGGAAGGGCGAATTTACTAAAAATAAGTTCGCCTTTCTTAATTTTTATAATGAGGAAATATGGACTTTGTATATATATGTAAAGATGGAATCAATGAGGAACTAAAATATTCAATTAGATCTGTAGTTGAAAGTTTTCCAGACTCAAATATTTGGGTTGTTGGTGGCAAACCAGACTGGTATATTGGAAATTATATAAAGGTTGATCAGAAGTTAACAAAATATAAAAATGCATTTTATAATTTAAAAAGCATTACAGAGTCAAACGAAATATCAGAGTCATTTGTTTTAATGAATGATGATTTTTATATCATAAAAAAGATAGACAGTATAGATAATTATCACGGTGGCTCACTTTTAGAGAAAATAAATCTATACCAAAAGATAAACTCAAACTCTGGATACACAAGAAAACTTTTAGCAACATATAAAAAGGTTCTTTCTTTAGGAATTGAACATGCCTTAGATTATGAACTTCACGTTCCAATGATAATGGAAAAAGAAAAATTAAAAGAAGTATTGAAGAACCAAGATCAATTTTTATGGAGATCTGTCTATGGAAATTTATTTAATATTGGTGGAAAAGAAATGCAAGATGTTAAAGTTTATACAAAAGGTCCTTTAGTTTTAAAGTCCTATAACTTAAATAAAGAAGAGCACATATATCTTTCCAGTGCAGATACATCATTTGATTTAATCTTAGATAGTATACTTAGAAAACAATTTACAACAAAAACTAAATATGAGAAATAACTTCTAGATACTTATCAAGTAAATTATCTGGACTAAAATTATCAATACCTATCTGATAGGCTTTTTCTTTATACTCATTTTTATTTTTGTTATTTACATATTCATCAATTTGATTTGCTAATTTTTCTTTATTTGCTTCAAACAATTCAATTCTAACTTTTGTTCTAAACAAACTAATCAATGATGATTCAACCAACCACTCTTTTGGTAAAATATGATTATTCGGTAGTATATCAGTCATGAAAACTGGCAGGGCACTCATAAGAGCCTCATTCATAGGCAAACAAAGACCTGCATAACGTCTAGGAAGCACCATAGCATCAAACCCAGTATACATATCTTCCCTATTGTCAGGATTGCCTATCTCAATTGTAAGCCTTGAATCCTTTATGTCTGTCTCTATTTCGCTCTGGCTTCTTATAACTAATTCATAGTCTGCCTTAGAATATTTAAGCATTTGAAGTACAGTATCTGTCCCATTTCTATCCTTTGCTGCTTTCTTACCAGCAATGTGGAGTATTCTTTTATGGTTTTTAGACATATTTATTTCTTTAGCCCCTGAAAAAATTGATGGATTTGTTGGTGGAGGTAAATGCATTACTGTTGATTGCTTACCAAAAAGTTTTTTAACATGATCAATATGCCAAACGCTTGGAGATAAAAGGATGTTTGGGAGTGGAAGGTTTGGCGATGCAAGATTACCAAATAGTTCATAGTTATACTGAAGGATAGTTTTTACACCACGTCTTTGTGCATATTTTACAAAGTTTTGGTCGTAAAATGTTTCACAACTAATAACAACATCAATTTGATTAAGAAATAGTTTAATTTGTTGAAGGCTTGGAAATCCAGTTGACTTGATGCAATTATAATCCTTATACCATTCTGGATGTTGTTTATTCTTATTAAATGGAGTTGAGTCAATTAATAATATGATGCTTGGATTTAACATATCAACAAGTTCTTTTGTTTGATTTCCAAGACCAGTGTTATCTGATCTAGCAATAATTCCTAATCTCATTGTTTATATCCCCATATATCATCATCGCTTGTAAACTTTCTTGTTCCTTCACGACCATCCAAGTGATAAGATCTTTTAATGTTTCCTTCTGGATGATAAATCCATAGTTTATGTTTTTCCCAACCATCATTATTAAATTGATTATAAGGTATCATATCGTCTTGTATTTTTCCATGAACAACGTCTTCAATAAAAGTTTTTTCTCCACAATAGTCTAGGATAAAGTCTTTATAATATTTTACTGTGCTAATATGTGGTCGTTGACTCCACTGTGCAGTCTTCATAAAACCATCTTCAATACCAAACATTAAGTGTTTATGTGGTTGAGGAATTGATGCTTCAAAATGAAAACGTATTGTATTTGCTTTTCCATATTCAATCATATCCAAACATTTATCCCATTCAATATTATTTTCTGGTGTTAGTGGTGCATCTCCCTCTACATAAAGAATCAAAGATGTTTTAATAAGACCTACTGTTTTACGCATCATAGTGCTTTGATGACTATGAGTATCAAAAATTATTGGCAATACATTTTTATATTCGTGTAAACATTTCCACAAAATACGATTTTTATATTCGCTGTAGTCTTTTTCACGATCAGTTTGCTCGCTTCGTAATCCATCTATTTGCATTATTATTTCATTATTTGGAAAGTGCACTCTAATATCTTTTATTGTTTGATCAATAATTCTGGTATCTGGATGGCTTGGTAAGACAGATGTGGCAAGAATTATAGTTACATCTCTTTTATGCATTAATCTGCTCCATAATCTTAATAGATAGATCTCTTTTATATTTAATCCACCAGCATACAACCTGGTGCATATTCTTTGGATAATTATTCAATAACTCAGGAACCATCTTTTTTATATTTTTCCAATTATTTGTTGTTTCTATAGGAAAGTCTTCATTAAAAACAAGATTATAGAAATTTGTTTCTTTACCCTTTGAATCTATTTTATCACCAACTGGTAAGCAAAGCATCTCAATTGCTTCATAAAATCTAAAAGAATCTATTACCTCAGCACCACTAGGACATGGCACAATTTTACTCAAAAACATTTTGTCGTAATATACTTTTGGCTTAAGTCCTTGTGCAAATCCATTAGTTGGTTCATAAAAAGAATTTGGAATGCTTGGCATAACATTGGCAAGTTCTTGTCTTCGTTGATGAGTAATCTGTCCAGCAAAAAATGCATCATATGGTTTGTCTTGGTATTCTGGCAGATTTTTAGTTAAGTGTTGAGGAACACCAACTGGAAGTTTATTATATTTTTCATGTTTTTGGTGTGGGTATTGAATCCAAATCTCAATGTTATTATGTATTATTTTATCCACATCAAATGTAGCACTTTCATCACCAGTAATAAATAAAACAACTCTATTTATATTATTTAATTCATTAGATATTATCTCTTCATGACCAACATTTTGTGGTCCAGGAATTACAACAAACGCTCTTTCTGTTTTTGGCAAAGAGGTTGTTTTAACAGGTTTAATGTTGTTTTTATTAAAGATTTCTTTTATTAAACCATAATCCCATTTATCGCTTGCACAGTCTTCTTCTTTAACTGAATATAAAAATGCATTAATATTACTCATAAAATAAATGAACCTCATGTTGATAATCAAGCAGTGTTTCTTTGTAGCCAATGTTTTTGATAAATTGTCTTAAATCATACAAATATTCTTTCCAATACATCATCATAAATTCTGGGTGTCCAGATAACCAAATCTTAGGCCTATGCTCTCTAAGGACCCTCTCAGCCCCTCCTAGGACCCTCCATTCGCTGCCTTCAACATCAAGAGATATTGCTGTTGGTGGCTTCATTCCTTTTTCATAAACAAGAGTATCAATCTTTGTCTGACCATACTTATCTGCTTCATACTGAAGTTCCTTAAATCCATGGGCTGCTTCTATTGGGGCGTTTGCTTCTGGTGGAAACTCATTATAATAAATACGTGCAAGTTTATTATCTTTATCTGATGCAAACCCAGGTATGCAAGCAAGAGGCATTTCTAAATTATTAGCACTCCAAAGCAAAGGAAAGTGTGACCAAACCTTTGGATTAGGTTCAAATAAAACAACTTCTGATCCCCACATCTGACATAGGGCAGGCATCTCTCCTTCTTCTGCACCAACATAATATACAACATCTCCAGATGAAATATTTTCTGACATATGCTTTAGCCTTGGTTTTTCCCAACCGTGTGGTTTATACCAATCAGGTCTATCTGCACGATGCTTTGGTAGTGTTATTTCAAATTCACCGTTAATAATGGCTTTAACCATCTCTGTCATTTTATCCCCTTTATTTTATTATGCTTTATAATTTCTGGATTACATACCCCACATGTATTTATTTCTATTTTATTATCAACACTACCCTCAGCGTATGTTGATTTATATTTAAAAGTATTACCACATGTTGTGCAAATAATTGATGTTTCTTTAAAATTTAAATCATCTTTTATTGATTCTTTTTCTATCCACTCATTGTAATAGTCATTAGAAAAATATGTTATATCATTTTCTGGATTATTAAATGGGTGTTCATATGTGTTAAGGAGATGTTCTCCTGTTCCAGGAACTTTGCCCCATTTTCTTTCATAGTATTCTCTATGATGTGAATTATCTGTATTAATTTTGTTTAACTTCAGGCTGTGAGACATTATTGTATCTTTTACATCAACCAATTCTTTTGTCCAAAGAAAAACTTTCTCAGCATTAACAACAAATTTTTCATCATCTGAAAATGCATATGGAAATGCTTTTTGAATTCTAATGCTAAAATCAAGATCGTCATATCCATATGGAGTAAAGTTAGTATCCCATTTTCCAACTTTATCTATTACATCTTTATGAAAAGCAATTAGGTGCCATCCAAACACCCCCAGACTTTCTACAATTTTATATTTAGTACTTTTAAGTTTTTCTATAAAATCTAAACCACCAGGATTGCCAAAACGAATTGCTGGACTAATGATAATAAGCCATTCAGATTCAGTTTCATACATTTTGTCAACGCCAAGATTGTGACTTGCCATTGCTCCAATATTATTTATAGTGTTATCAACCTTTAGAACATTTTCAAGTTTACATGTTGCCATAAACTCATCCATTATTGACTGAACTGTATAGGGCACTAGTGCTACATATTTCATTTCTGTAACCATTCTATTAATGATACTTTTGGCATCCATCCAGTTAAATCTTTAAACTTGGCATTAGACGCAAGAGTTTCTTGCACTTCACCAATTCTTGGCGAGATAAATTTAATATCATTTGAAATCATATTGGCAATATCAAGTATAGAATAGTTGCTTCCATAACCAATGTTATATACTTCACCAAACCCATTTTCAACCTCAGATGCAAGAATGTTTGCTTCTATTACATCTGATATGTGAGTAAAATCTCTACGTTGAGACCCATCGCCAACTACTGTCAATGGCTTTGACTCATGATATTGTTTTAAGAATAGTCCTATTACTGG